TTTTCTGCTGATGGTCCTGTCGAGCATCAGTTCCGAACTGAACGAGGACGCTTTGATCTCGATTGGTGACAGTCTTGCGGGAGAAATTTCGTACGCATTCAGCAGAAAAGAAGACGAGTGTGTCTTCCAAGGCGATGGCACCTCACCATTCGGCAACATCATCGGCGTGGTCCATGCCGTGAACAACGTCTCATCGAACGCCGGGATCCACACCTGCGCAAGCGGTGACACGGCTGTCGGGAACATGCTGCTCTCGGACTTCAACGACGCGATGGCGTTGCTTCCTTCATACGCTGACACCCCGAACACGCGCTGGTTCATGCATAAGAGCGTATACGCAGCGGCAGCCGAGAAGCTGGCATTCGACAAGGGTACGACCACCACGACCATCTTCGACGGAACCTCACGTGCGAGCTTCCTCGGATACCCGGTCGAGTTCGTGCAGGCCATGCCCACCAGTACAGCCGCCGCAGGTGGTTCGTCGGACTTGGATCTGCGATACCCCGTGCTGTTTGGTGACATGTCGCTCGGCACCTGCTTCGGTGATCGTCGAGCGAACACCATCTCATTCTCTGATTCGGCTCTGAACGCTTTCGAGCAGGACGAGATCATTGTTCGCGGCACTGAGCGTTTCGACTTCGTCGCGCACACGCCCGGAACCTCCTCTGAAGCTGGTCCCGTCGTTGCCATCAAGCTCGCCGCCAGTTGATCATCCTGAAGAAAGGAACACACCATGATTCAGTCTCAATCCTGCAAAGTTGTCGAGGTTCTACAACCTACGGCAGTCGGAGCAAGCACGACCACCGCAGATCTCGAGTGCGATTGCCTCGGCTTTGATTCAGCCATCATTATCATCTCATGCGGTGCTATGCAAGCCGCTCTCACGACTTGCAGCATCACCGAGGGTGATGCCACTGGCGCGGTGACAGATGCCATCGCCGAGTTGACAGTTGGAAACGCCAAGTGCGTTGACGTTGAAGGCACTGCCATCGCACTGGCTGCAACCGACGACAACGATTGCATCGTCTTCCATGTTGATCTTCGGAAGCGCAAGCGTTTCCTCAAGTTCAACTCAGTGACCGCCGGGGGCGGAACCTCTACTCATAGCGTTCACGCGATCCTGTTCGGTGCTGATGTTCAAAGCAACAGCACCAACGCAGCGATGGCACTTGCCTCGACCGGCACTGCCCTCGTCGCAACAGCCTGACCCCTTTCTGGTGGAGGGGGGGGAGACCCTCCCTCCTCTATTCAACGTCAAGGAGACCAATGAGTTCACTCGACCAGTTCCAAGTCATCGGGCATATCTCACCGCAGACGATCGGGACGAACACTACCCCGCCAGTCTCCGAGGTGATTGACTCGCAAGGCTTTGCAGGCGGTCGCCTCATCATCTTCTTGCAGACTGGTACGATGGGAAGGACGACGACCAAGTGCTTCCTCCAAGAATCTGATGATGATTCCGCTTATGCGACGTTCCTCAACGTAACCGACAACGACATCGACGGCGATGCAGGTGTGCAACTGGATGGAGACAGCGACAACCTTGACGTGGTTTTCGATGTCCCTCTGGACGCTAATCGCAAGCGGTTTTTTCGACTGACATATACCAGCGGGTCCGTGGGAACCGGCAAGAATAGCGTTGCATGTAGTGCGGTCCTCATTGGTCGGCAGCATGGAAAAGCGCAGTCAACGACCCGGAACACCAAGAGACCCAACTCGAAGATATTCAAAGCCAAAGGAAAGTCATAGCATGTACAAATTCGATTCGATGAAGCCGGTACTGATGGCGGTACGCGGGACGATTAACAATTCGACAAAGTCAATCGCGAGCGCTATTGACACCGCCGGGTTCGGTGGTGGGATGGTGCTGGTCACATTGTTGATCGACACGGTGAGTTCGGCCCCGCCAGTGCTTGGCACATGCGAACTTGTTGAAAGCGACAATCCTGTCACAGATCCTTTCACAACAATTCCGGGATGCGATGCGGTCAACGATCTGCAATCAGATGGGTCGGCGAATGAGTTCCCGCTGATTCAATCGGACGACAACAGCATGGTGGTCTTTTACATTCCTCTGACCGTTGCACGCAAGCGGTATTTTTCAATGGCCATAACCGAAACCGCAGGCGCTAACGTGGGAGTGGCCGTGACTGCTTTCATTTTAGGCAAAAGCCATCAGACCGAAAGCCCCGCATCGTTCACAATACTAGGTGGACCCGCTTCCGCAATGTATCGCGCAACTTCTTGATGGAGCTTCGGCATGACACTGGCATCCAACGCACTGACAACAGTCGCAGACGTGAAGACCTACATGGGGATCACGTCGTCAACTGATGACACGCTGATCGAGACGTTGGTCAACAATGTCAGCGACCAGATCGAGAGGTACTGCGATCGAGAATTCAAGCAGAAAACATTCACCGAGTACATCGACGGACGAGGAGACAGGACGATCTCGGTCATCAATCCGCCTCTCATTAGCGTGGATCTCGTCGCCTTTGGAAGCCGGAACGCTTTATCTGTACAAAGCTCAGAGCCGACGGACCTCCTCGCCACCGTCGGGATTGAAGACGATCAGGCCCGGTTGTTTCGGTACACGTCCAACGGGTCAGCGATTACAACGTCTCTCGCCTTTGCCGACTATCCGACCACCGCGCTTCTGGCTGCGCAAGTGAACTCCACGACCGGCTTTTCTGCGACCTCGATCTTCAACGCTCCGAGCTTTTCGCTTCATCGACTTGGAGGCAGAGACACCACCGAGGCGACTGCGTTCCTCACTGTTCCGGATGATGCCGAGAGCGAGTACCGCATCGACTACGATCGCGGCCTGATTCATCTGCGTGCTGATGCGTTTCCAAGGGCGGCAGAGGCTCGTCGGGTGAACCACTTCCCGAACCAGTTCCAGAGCGTGTTCGTGAGATACTCCGGAGGATACGCAACGATCCCGAACGCACTCGTGCAGGCATCATTCGAGCTGGTCTCTGATGCGTTCCGGGGCCGAGACCGCGACAGGAACATCAACCAAGAGAGCCTCGGGGATTACAGCTACACGGTGAGACCGATGGCCGAGTGGACGCAGTCGATCAAGGCACTACTGGATCCGTTCAGGAGAATCCGTTGAGCATCACGCAAAGGATCAACATCAAGGGCCAGACCTGTCGCAGATATCGCGCCCGGTTCACCCGTGACTCAGTCGGCACTCGTGTCCAGAAGTTTCAGATGGGGCCGACGTTCAAGGCGTACGTCGCGAGCAGGTCGGAGGCCGAGTCCTTTGTGGGCGATCGTCAGCAAGCAGTCGAGACCGTGACGGTGTACGTCCATGGAGGCACCGACATCAATGTCACGGACAGGATCGAGATCGACTCGCGTATGTACGAAGTGACAAGTAAAAGAACGCCGGGACATCGAGACGCAGGGGATCGTCTCTTCTACCATATCATTGACGCACAATCGAACGAGGGGGTCTGATGGCTCTCAGCAGCACAACCAGAGGAGTCATTAGAGGGGCAGCATCATCGGGAGGACTTCGCGCCATAACCTCGGTGAAGTTCCCGCATCCCAAGCACTTCAAAAAAATGGAGAAGACAGTCGGGGAAGAGATCCTGCTTTTCGCTGCTTTCGCATTACAGAAGCGCGTCAGGATCATGCTCAGTAAACCCGGCGGGGGCAAGACGTACTCCGGAAACAGCTTCCCATCATCCAAGGCTCCGAACCCGCCAACAGTCCAGAGCGGGGATCTTCGGAACAGCTTTCTCGCTGGAGGCAAGAGCATCGGAGCGATCACGCACAAGCCATACGGCATGGCCGTCAACTTCAGACAGGCGAGTATCAACATGTCGAAGGTCTACGGGCCGAAACTTGAAAAGACGCACCCCTTCTTTTTCAAGTCGGTGCAACGGATGAGAAACGACAAGGCACTCGATAAGATCGCGACCAGATACTTGAAGCAAGCGATTGCAAAGTGCAACAAGGAGTTCAAATCCTGATGTCATTCGTCAACGACAAAGCGATCTACGAGACACTCATCGGCGCTTCCAGCTCCGTCACCGATCTCACGGACGGTCGTATCTTCGCAAATTACGCAGACCCCGGAGACGACTACCCTCTCGTAGTGTACGAGCAAGTCGGCTCAGATACGACGCAGGTCTTCGGATACACTCAACTCATGATCGACGAGACCTACGAGATCAGAGCGGTCGGCAGGTACGAGGACGGGATCACTGCGCTGACCGACATCGGCAGCGCGATCGTCAGTGCCATGCATGGCACCGTCGCAACTGTCAAGAATCTCAAGGTCACGATCGACGTTTTCGGCGGCACGGAGGTCTCTCGTGCCGATGAACTATTCATCGCCACAGTGCAAGTCCGCGCTCGGCATATGCAACTCTCGGAGCTTTAACAATGGCACAAACGCCAATTCACGGATCAAACGGCTCGTGCCGACTCGGCGCGGCGAACGA